TTAGAAGCTTTGTTTAATTGACTAACAACTTTTTTTAAAACTCTTTTTTTTGCAAAAGGAGAATTATGTTGTGAATAAGCCATTACTTCTTTTTTGATTTACCCATTTTACCTGGGCCACCAGCTTTTGTACATCTCACACCCCATCCTGAAGCGTAAGCACTAGGCCATACATCAAATTTCTTTTTTGCTGCAGCTTTACAAGCTGGACTTATTTTACCGTTTAACGGTGATTTAGGTTTTATAGGCATTATATTACTTTGTATTTAGTTTTACCATTTTCTTTATATGCTTCTAAACATCTATTTCTATTTACATCTTCAGAAACATAACTTACATGTATCCAATCGGGATTTACATCTGTACCAAACTCCCATATCATCTGATCGTAATTTAAATTAGCTTTAATCCAATTAAACATTTCTGCATTAGACATATAACCATACGTGTCATCAATATCAAGAGCACAACCGATACAATGTTGGGAAGATGTACTTCCTCCGATTGCAGAATTTAATTCTGGTGAGCGATAGAAACTATTAATAGCTATTGGACCACCTACAAATACCCTTAATGGTTCAAAAACTTTTTCTGCTATAGTTTTCATGTTTATTAAATCTTGTTCTCTGGGTATATTATCAATACCTAACCGAGTGGCTGTGTGAGATTTAATAGCTTCTTTAAGCGAGATGTGTTCACTTATTCTATCACTCATTATAGTGAGTTTTTACTTAGCCTTTTGAGTTATAGGCCCAGCTTTATACATAGGCATATCTTTCAATACTTGTATAGGGTCCATACCGTATCTTGGATTACCTTTTTTTAAGTTTGATGGTTGATGAGGCCCACCCCATACCGCATCAGCTCCTGTTTGTTTTGGATTTTTTGCCATAATTTTATGATTTATTTACTTTTTTTATAATATCTTCATAATCAGATTCATCAATAAGTTGTCCTGTTTTATAAGGTTTACCTGAATAATGTTTAGTACCTGCTGGAAATCTTAATGTGTCTCTCGATGACGTTGCATTTTCATTTACAACATATTGACCTTTTTTATCTTTTTTTACCGCACCCATGTCTTGTAGATCTTGCACACCTTCTAAAGGCATTTTATATTTTTTTTTAGGATCACCATTCATGTTTATTGGACGAGGCATTTCTCTTACTTTTTCCAGTTTTTGTTCAGGCATGTGCATACGTTGTTCAACTTGTCTTCCTGTCATTTCTTTTACCATCTTTTGCTTAGGAACCTTTTCCACCATTTCTTTATAAATTTTCTTAGTTGGTTTTGTAGGAACCTCAGGAACTCTGGGTGGTTCCAAAGGAGGTCGTTGTGGAATCAACTTCGCTTTTACAATCTTTTTTTGAGAAAAAGGTGAAAACATATTTCCGTATTGATCACCTGTAGGATCTCCTGGAGGTGGAACTGGTTTATCCATTTGTTTTTGAGCGAATTGATTAGCCATTTCTTCTCCTTGAAAAAAGTTTTTACCTAACTCTTGAACTTTAAAGTTATTACCAATATTACCAGTTATATTATCTGGCATTGGTGGAGCTATAGGTGGAATTTCATTAGGTCTTGAAATATCTCTGTTAGAGTCCTGTGGTGTTTTGTGATAAACAGCCATGATTACTTTTTACTAGCTTCTAGTTTTTTAATAATAGCTTTATATTTAGCTATTTTATGATCAACAGAAGAAACTTCTTTTACTACTTCTTCTTTTTTAGATTTCTTTCCCATAATTATTGTTTTTATCTTTGTTAACATGTTTTATTGATGTTTGCAAAACCTTATCCATATAAGTTTTACCTTTCATTATTTTGTTTCTATGTAGACTTGTTGGAATATCTTCTGTTCCTAGCATAATACGGTACATTCTACTTATCAACTGTTTGCACTTAAATGAAACTTTATAGATGTTATACTTTTGGGTTGTCCTGTTTCTGTTTCTCCAAACAATTATCCAACCTTCTTTAAGTAATCTGTTCCAGCGCCTATTATCCCAGCTATAAGCATAAGTACCGATTTTAAAATCATGCTTTGTAAACAGGTCTATACAATCAAGGTAAATAAGTAATTCTAGGTCTGCGTCGTTAAGATTATTATTTTTACAAGCCCATTTACGAATAATTCTATAATGTTTTAATAAACCTAGTCGTTTAATATCACTTGCTTCTAATCTCATAACACCACTACAACATTGTTCATATTTACTACGGTGTATATTTCTTTTTTAATTTCAATTTGATGTGAATTGTTTTTATCAAAATATATAATATCTTGTTCTTTTATTCCAACAACATCGTCACCAGCAGATATAACAATACCTTCGTTATATCTAATGTCTTCGCGTTGTTTTTCAGCTAAAAGTAATCCACCTTTAGTTTCAGCAACTCCCTGCTTAACTAAACTTATTACTAAATTTCTACCTATTGCTTTCATTACCAACCCTTAAATTGTTAATAACACAATCAGTAGATAATATAGTAGTTGCTACTGATGATGCGTTTTGCAATGCACATTTAGTAACTAACAAAGGATCTATAATCCCATGTTCTATCATATTTACTGTATCTCCTGTAACCACGTCAAGTCCTTCACCTTCTACCGTATTAACTCTAGCTTCTGGTATACCAGCATTTTCTAGAATTTTATTAAACGGAGCTTCAATAGCTTTTAATAAAGCTTTTTCACCTGGTGAAGCTATTTGACAATTATCAGCTGCATTTAAAAGAGCAATACCACCACCTGGAACAATACCTTGTTTTATAGCGGCTTTTGTAGCACATATAGCATCTTCAACTCTAGCTTGTTTTTCTTTTAATTCTACTTCTGAATTTGCACCAACTTTAACAATAGCTACTAATGCTGATAGTCTAGCTAATCTTTTTTCTAACTTTTGAACCATAACTGGATCTTTAGTTTTTTTCAATTGCTTTTCTAAATCAACTATCACATCTTTTACAGCTTGTGAGGTTTCTGCAAGTTGTAATATAGTTTCATTTTCATCAGTAACACTTTTTAGACATTCACCTAAATGTTCTGGACCGATTAAATCTATATCATCGCCTAAATCCTCATTTATAATTGTTGCACCCGTAAGTAAAGATAAATCATCTAATGTTTCTTTTTTACTTACACCATAAATAGGCGCATCAATTACATTTACTTTAATATTACCTTTAATTTTATTCATTGCTAAAGCAGACATAACTTGTCTATCTACATCAGCTATTATAAGTAAAGATCTTTTATGCTTTATAGCATATTCTAATACATTTTGTATTTTTCTAACATTTTCAATTTCTGATTCAACTAATAAAACTAGCGGTTTATCTAACTCAGCTGTTTTTTTATCTTGATTAGTAACAAAATGTATATTTTTTAAACCTCTTTCATATGGAACACCATCAATGAGTTCATATGTGGTTTGAGGTAAGTCAGTTGGTTCTAAAACAACTACACCGTTGTCTCCAACTGCTCTAAAAGCATCTGCTATTATTTTTCCAAGCTTAGGATCGTTATTTGTAGAAATAGTTGCAACCTGATCGATCATATCACCAGTAACTGGTATTGATATTTTTTCTAAGTATTTAATAACTTTATCAGTTGCTTTTTCTATACCTTCTTTTACACCTCTTACAGAGTCTTCTGAGTGTAAATTATAAGCTTCTTGTAAAATAGCATGTGCTAGTACTGTTGCTGTAGTAGTACCATCACCGGCTTCTTTTACTGTTTTTCTAGCAGCTTCTTTTAACAGTGTTGCACCCATGTTTTCAACTGGATCCAGTAATGTTATAGATTCTGCTACAGTAACTCCATCTTTTGTAATAATTGGTTTGCCTGTATTATCTTCTAATATAACACACTTACCGCTAGCTCCTAGTGTGGAGCTAACAGCTTGTGTAAGTTTTGTAATACCAGCAAACACTTTGTTCTTAGCATCTGAACCAAAGCTCAGATTCTTAACAATCGCGTTTGACATAATTCAATTTAATTTAATTAGATTTATTTAAATGTTTTTACAACCTTAGGACCTTTAGCGTATTCTAAACGCTTTTTATAATGTTCAATAGAAGCATCAATTGCAGCTTCAGCAGCTTCAATAGTTTCTCTTCTAGTAATATCAGTCCATTCACCACTAGGTTTATTATCAGAAGTTAAGCTTTGACACTCAGTTTGATAATAACCATTAGGCAGTTGTACAATTCTCCAGTTTTTCTTTTTTGCGAAAAATTCCCAGGTCTGTCTGGTCTCTTCGGATACTTGTTGGTCGGAGTTACCCCAAGTATTGGTTTTGTAATAAAAATACGTCATTGTATTTGGTTTTAGGTTAAACTTTATGTTTGGTTATATTGCATAGCAATATAGGTTTAATTATAGTATCACTTGTTTTTTTAAAAACTTACACTATTCTGCTGGTGGTGGAGTAGGGTTTTGCCATGTAAAGTATAAATCTTCGTTTACTGGATTAATTTGAAGCTTAATGTTGTCTTCAATAGATTTAGCCATACCAGGTACATCTAGTACACCTTCAAGCCAACCTATTACTACGTTTTCAAAAGCTTCAGTATCTTCGTATGGTACAAAAGGTTCTCCAGCTACATAAGTAAAACCTTGAGCTCCAATCATACTATTTGAATATGTTTTTCCTCCAGATTCTTCTGAACCTGAATATGTCCAATGAACTGTATATATAACATTATCTTCGCCTTCAGCTTGGATATGTGCGTTCATTTGGTTAATTGTCCATTTGTAAGTTATTGCCATTTTTTTAATTTTTAATTGTTATTTTAATTTTATAAAGTTTTTAATTTTGTTAAAGAAAATTTTAATTTTTTGCCAAAGTGTTTTTTTGTTTTTTAAATGCCAAGATTTTTCTATAGGTTTTTTACTTTTACTAATAACTTTAGCTTGCATTTTTATTTCTTCAATTGGGTCTACGTGTTTTGTATTCATAATTTATTTATTAAGGGCATGTATTTGTTGATTGCACTTGCCCTGCGCTTCCTGTTATTCTAAACCATCTTACTGGAGGCGCGGGCGCTCCCGACGCAAATACAGCATAGTTTGTTCCAGTTCCACCAGAAGCCGGTGTTGTTCCACCTGAATTAGTATATACTGTATCACCTGTTGCTGGATAAGTTCCACTACCATCATGATAATATGTAAAAGAAGAACCTAACGTACTACACGCTGTATTACCTCCTTCTACTATTCCTGCTCCTACTAAAAAAGCAGTTACAGATACACAGTCTTTATCATAACCGTAAAAGTCTGTAAATTTATATGGATAAGCTATTGGCATAATTTAAAATTTAAGAGCATGTTCCTATGTCAGTTATTCTTCCATCACTATTGTAAACCGTCCTAAGACCAGCTAAAGATTGTCCTGCTGAACATATAGTCGTTGATGCTGAACTACCAGTTTGAACGCCATAAATTATTGAAGCAGGTGTAGATAAACTTGAGTCTGTATATAAATAATCTCCTACTGCTAAATTACTTGCAGCACCTATATTAGAATTATAATAATAAGTAACATTGCTAGCCCCCATTTGATCTGTAACAGCAGTTAGTTGATTTGAACCTCTATTTGCTGGATTTGGCAAACAACCTGTATTTACAGCAGGATAAGTATTACCCGAAGTAGCGCCACCTCCTGTATTTCCTCCATTAACTAAATTATACATAGATATAGGCCCTGTAATTGTTCCCGAACCATAAGTTCCATATAAACATTCTTGGGCTAAAGCTAATTGAGATAATGTTCCACTATTTGGTACTGCCATAATTATTTAATAAATGCTATTGTTGTATATCTAGTTTTTTTACTTTTATTTTCTATTGCATGCATAATTCTAGGTTTTGTATGCAATAAATGAAAAATACCTGTATTTTTTTTATTAGGACCTTCACATAAAAAATCTTCAAATCTATCATAAAATGTTGTAGAGTTTTTATTATCAATTAAGTTTATCATTAAAAACGCTTTATGTTCAAAAACATCACAATGAGGTACTAACTTAAAACCTGGTAAATCTTTAAATATTCTAATGTCTATTTCTTTATAATCAGGTACTTTTTCTTTTATATAATCAACATCTAAAAAACTAAGTATTTTATCTTTTAAACCTTGATCATGGTTTTCAAATCTTGTTGTAATTTTTCTAAATAAACTACCATCTTGTAATTTATAATCTAAGTTTTCTACATCAATATTTAAATTTTTTACTTCTACCTCCCAAGCTAAAATATCTTTATGTAATTTATTTTTTACAATCACAACTATGCTTTTTAAGTTCTTCTATTTCAGCTTTTAATTCTTTTATTGCTTCAATAAATAATCCAGCCATGTTTCCATAAGCTACTGAATATTTATCTTCTAAATCATTTTCAACTACCTCTGGTAATATTTCTTTTACTTCTTGAGCTATTACACCAATTTTAGTTGATTTATCGTCTATATCTTTTCTGTTGTAGCTAACACCTCTAAGTTTTATAACTTTGTCAAGAGCATTATCAATTGTTTTTATATTTTCTTTTACTCTTCTGTCTGAGTACGCAATTACATCTGCTGTTGATCTTATCGTGCCTGTTACATCTAATGGATAACTAGCGTTAGTTCCACCTTTTAATATAGCAACATGTCCATTGCTAGAATTAGATTCTAAAACATATCCTACACTGTTTTGATTATTATATATATAAAAATTACTATTTCTACCTACTAATTCCCAAACATTATTACCGCTTTGATCTAAAAATTGTATAATGTTACCAGCGTCTGTAGCGTTTTGAGTAAGATATAAAACTCTTGAACTACTATTACTCACAAAACCACCATCACCATTTACACTTAATTTTGAACCAGGACTTGTATAACCAATTCCTACATTACCATTTTTATCTATTCTCATTTTCTCAGTTACAGCGGAACCACCTGTTTGAGTCATAAACGTTAACGCAGATCCACCGTTACCATTACTTTCTTGATGTACAGAATTTATTCTTGTTTCTACTAATTGACTTGCTGAACCACTCCAATATCTACCACTCATTCTAATAGAATTTTGTATATCTTGAGCATTTACTAGTGAATCATCATAATTTCGCATTATAAGTGTAGTTTCACCAGATTGTCTTCCAGATCCTACATACAATATACCATCAATATTTACATTTGCCCGGTTGTTATCAGCATTAAGTCCATTGCTATTCATAAAATGAAAAGTAGTGTCTACATTACCACTACCAGGTGTTGTTAGTGGCATAAGCGTTACTGTAGGTGCTCCACTATTA